TATTACTACAAGGTTTCCAACGTGATCCACTTCCTTGGCTCTCAGGAAATATTGATTTCGTCTTTGGTGGTCGCATCCAGTTCGATTCAGATTTAAGAGTATTGACAAATGGATTAGTTATTACAGGCGCATTCGAAACAAGCGAAGGAATAGAGATCATAGATCCTGAAGGAAATGTTCTTTTCTCACTTCCGCAAATTATAGCCTATGACTCCAAGATACCCGAACGAGCAATGACAACTGGTAAGTATCGTGTAAATAGCAATTCGGGTGGTGTGCTCGCTTTTGATATCGTAGTAGGTAATGCTTGGATATCTTCGATTGATCGTGTATATCCGATTGTGATCGATCCAACGGTTATTGTGGCAAGCGCATATGATACGAGTGGTAATAGCGGAAAAAAGATTGTAGGCACTCTTACAAACGGCTGGCTCGTAACGGATGCTTTAAACAGTACAACAGTTCAATTATATAAATCTGCTGACTTAGGAGCAACGTGGGCGGCTTTATGTAATATTACAGGTATGCAAGCAGGAGCAGCGATAACGTTCACGGGTAACGTTATAACGGTAATTTGCAACTCAACAACCGTTGTCTACTCGGTAAAGTTTGATGCTTCAACTGTGACAAATATCGATTTAAACTCGACAAAAGTAACAATTGATACCCAAACATCTCTATCTAACAATATGTCGATTGCTACCGCTTCAGGTGGCAACTTAACAGCCGCATGGTGTTCCAAAAACGCCACATATCCAAACTCATTCAACATCCGTTACAGCAATTCTACGGATGGTGGAGTAACGTGGGCAACGCCAACGCAGATTACAAATAGAAATGTAGCATCACAAGATTTTACTAATCCTTGTATAGCTGTAAAATCAGATAATAACCCTGTTATATTTTATCAGTATCTTGATACATCCTCAAACACAATATTAGCCAATACATTCAGCACTTCAACTTGGACTCAGCATACAGTTTATAATGTAAATGTTGCGGCTTACACCCAATCCAATTCATGCACCACAGTAAAGCAATACGGCTCTAATATTGGTCGTATATGGGTGCTCTGGCAGGGACTTGATGCAACAGATTCAGCAAAGTATAACATACGAGCGAGTTGGTCTGACGATAGCGGAGCAACTTGGAATACTGCATTTAAACTCACAACAGGTAATATAGTTGATCGTCAAAAGCCCACAATTGCAGAAAATACAAACGGCGATATCTATGTATTTTATCAGGACAGTACGGCGATAAGTTATCAACTATGTGCAAATGGAACAACGACATTCGCTGCGGCAGTCGCATTTGCTACAACCGGAACCAATCCATCGGTAATGGAGCGTGCAGCCAGCTCGATAATTGGTGTTGTTTATATGGATGCATCCCAAGTGAAATTCGATAAGTTATTATTTAACGTTGCGCCAAACGCGCCTACACTCACCGTAGAACCAAACTTTGATGCAACAGTAGCCCAAACCCTCAACTGGACGTTTAGTGACCCTGATGCAGGAAATACACAATCAGCCTATCAACTTATTATCATCAAGGTATCGGACGGCACAACTTCTTTAGACACGGGGAAAGTAATCTCTGCAACAGCGAGTTATGCACTAGGAGCATCCGCTCTAACCAACGCCTTACAGTATCAGTGGAAGGTCAGGACATGGGATAACTCGGACGCGGTAGGACCATATAGCTCCCTTTCAAGCTTCTATTGCTCCGCCAAGCCAACGACAACAATAACTATTCCGGTAACAGACGGAACGACCGTAACCACATCAAGCCTAACCCCAAACTGGACTTATAGTGATCTAGAGTCAGAGGCTTCTACGGCTTATCAAGTCAAGCTTACAACTAGCGCAGATGTTGTTCTGTATGATAGCGGTAAAGTAACAGCAACGAGCGTGACAGCTCTTACCATTCCTTATACTCTAGCAAACAGCACATCCTATAAGGTCAAGGTAACAACTTGGGACGGCAAAGGAATTGCCAGTACAGAAGCAGTTAGAACACTTGTAACGAGCTTTACCGTACCTGCTACGCCAACAATAACGGCAACGGCTCAGGCAAGTTACATCGCGATTGCAATTACGAATCCAGCACCTGCAGGAGCCCAACCGACAATATCTTATCAAGATGTTTACAGAAGGGTTACAGGCACAACAAGCTATATTCGAATCGTTACAGGGATTGCGAACAACGGAAGTTATAACGACTATGCGACGGCAAGTGGAGTCTCTTACGATTATTACGTACAAGCCAATGGAACTAATGCGACAAGTGCTAATAGCGCTGTAGTGGCTCGTAGCCTTGTTTTAAAGTGTGTGTACCTTTACGATGTCACCAATCCTTCAGGTACGATCTATCGATTTAAGCTGGACGGTAAGGGTAGAAGTGCGAGTTATACTCCCGAGCTAACCTTGATGCAATTTGCAGGACGCACACGCCCAGTAGCGGAGTATGGAGCAAGTGGGGAAGGTAAGATATCAGTTCAGCTGGAAATGATGCGTACAAGCGGTGATATGGAGGCTTTACGTGCATTGATGTTGAGGAATGCTACTTTATGCTACAGGGACAATCGCGGGCGTAAGCTATTTGGCAACATAACATCTTTACCTGAAACAGATACACCACAGGCGGGGTATTCAACAACACTTGATATGATCGAGTCGGCTTATACGGAGGCGTTATAAATGCAACCATTAGCTAGGAGTGGATACACAAATTCAGAGGTAGATGCAGCCCTCCATGCAGCGAATCGGACGGTTGATTTTAGATATGATCTTTTGGACAGCTCAAACGCCTATAAGTCACCTTTAACAACCGTGATAGGGGCTAGTGTGGCAAACAACAACCTTGCTCAGATCAAACGGACAGCTCGCTTCACGATTCGGGATGATGGAGCAATCAACTATTTGAGTGATCGAATAAAGCCCTATGCTAGATTAAAGATGCCTGACGTTACAAGGGTGACAGACAATTATAATTTGTCGTTTGACGGTGTGGATGATTATATTTCCCTAAATTCAGCAAGTACAACAGGATCATTTACGGTTGAATGCTGGATAAAAAACAACCAAATAACTAAGGATACGATGTTTTTAAGTAATGGTGGACCGTCATATTTTAGAGTAACCTTAAACAAATTGTTTGTTAGCATCTCCGCTGGTGGACAAAAAACCCTGTCGGGATTGACACCCTTACTACAAGATATTTTTTACCATGTTGCTTTTACCTATGATGGTACAACCTTAAAGATTTACCTGAACGGCGTTTTAGATAATTCGAGTATAATCGGCATCGCCATGACACCCTTTAACCTTACCCGAATTGGGCGATGGGTAGACGTCGATCAACGCTCACTTAACGGCTTGATTGACGATATCCGCCTTTGGAACGTAGCCCGCACCCAGTCGCAAATCGCCGCCTCGATGAACAGCCAATTGGTCGGCAACGAAATAGGTCTGGTCGGCTACTGGAAGTTTGATGAAGGCATAGGGTTAACCGCATTTGACTCAACAGCTAATGGCAACAATGGCACTCTTACAAATGGTCCTGCTTGGGTTAAGGAGGGTTTGAATAAAACAGTCGTTCCATCAAGCTACGTCGAGTTCCCTTTGGGGGTGTTTCTCCTATCAACACCTCCTAGAAAAGCAGAACCTTCGGGTAAGATTAGGCGAGAGGTAGAGGCTTACGATCAACTGCAAGTTTTAATGGATGATGTGGTCGATGTTCGGTATTCCATCGCAGCAGGGGTAAATTACATTGTTGCCGTTAAGGCTTTGCTGGATAGTGCAGGGATCACTTCACAGAACTTAACCGCCACAACTAGCACCTTACCGGCTGCGAGGGATTGGGATCCGGGAACAACTAAGTTACAGATCATAAACGATTTATTGGGGGCGATAAACTATCGCTCTCTTTTCTTTGATGAAAACGGAATTGCAACTGCTATCCCTTATCAATCTCCAGCAGCTAGAGCGAGCGAGTACACCTATATCGATGACAGCTTAAGCGTGATCTTTCCCGAGGTTGAACAGGCTCTAGATTTGTTTGGTATACCGAATAAGTGGACGCTAGTTTTAAGTGAGCCTGACAGATCGGTTCTAACCAGCTCTTACACAAATTCAAATCCGAGCAGCTTGACGAGCACCGTTAGTAGAGGGAGAACGATATCGAGGTATCTTCCAAATCAAGAAGCTGCAGATCAAACAACTTTGGATGCGTTAGCAGTCCGAATAGCGTTTGAGCAATCCCAAGTTTTCGAGACAGTCACATTCGAAACGGCGATTTGTCCGTACCACGGCGACAGCGATGTCTATACCCTAGTATTTTCGGCATTAGGAATAAACGCAAAATATAGTGAAGTTTCTTGGGAGTTCGAACTAAAAGCTGGCGCAAAAATGAAGCACACGATTCGCAAAATAGTTTATGTTTAGAGAGGGTGTCGCGTATGAATCCCGAACAATTTTTAGAAATCATTAGCCCGAACAAAGAAGATCCCTCACCTTTTCGATTGGGCAACATTTCAAGCGCCTATACATCGGGTAGACCAAAGGTTTTATTCGATGGCGAGACGATTGATAGTACAAGAACATATCCATGCTTAAGCAGTTATATTCCGTCAGCCAATGATAGAGTAGTTTTAGCTTATATTGGTCATGTCTTTACGGTGATAGGGAAGATCGACAGCGGTTCATCGCCGTGGATTGCACCTACGTTGTCCAGCAGTTGGGTGAACTTTGGAGGTTCAGAATCGACAGCGGGGTATTATAGGAGTTCATCAGGTTTAGTTATAGTAAGAGGCTCATTAAAGAACGGCACGAACGGCGTTATCTTCACGCTTCCCGCTTGGTATAGACCTGCGCTGAACGTCAACCTGTCAGTTGGAATATCGACAGATGCGTCTAACTTTACACAAGCGTTTATTCAAATCAGGCCAAATGGAGATGTTGTAAAAATATCGGGAACGGGTTCTGCTTTGCTAACTCTTGATAATGTGTCGTTCCTCGCCGAACAATAGTCTAGCAAGCCCCATTCCTAGCGGGGCTATTTTTATGCCAATTTAGAGAGGGTGAAACGCAATGCCTGAAGCAGATGCGCAGGAGATACTACAACGACTCACTAGAGTCGAAACAAAGCTCGACATGATGATTAATGCCCGAGATATTGCGCAGGAGGCATTGCAGTCCACAAAGGTAGCCCACCATCGTTTAGACAAAATTGATAAAACGTTGTTTTGGTTATTTACCACATTCGGTGCAGCTTTTATCATCGCTCTTGTAGCTTTCGTTATCAAAGGAGGTGCGGCTAAATGACAAACGAAATGATATTCGCAACGATGGCAGTTATAACAGCTTATGTGGCTTACTTCAAAAAATTTAATGTAGTAGACACAAGATATTTACCTGTGGTCGCCGTTGGAATGGCGGCTATTTTTGTGCTCGTTCCTAATTGGCTATATAACATTCTATTTTTGATTTCTATGATCGGTTTAGGTTCTACAGGTTTTTACCACATGAATAAAGGGGATAAAAAGCCATGACAAAACGAATATATAATCATGTTGCCGATGTTGCGGACGAAAGAGATTTAGTATTTCAAATGTCAACAAAGAAGCTTCCTCCATCTACCGACCTTAGACCAAAGATGCCGCCTGTTTACGATCAAGGGCAATTAGGCAGTTGCACAGCAAACGGAATAGTTGCGCTTCGCGAATACTATATGATCGCAAGCGGGCAGCCTGTAACGCATCTGAGCCGCCTATACCTTTACTATAAAGAGCGCGAGCTAGAAGGAACTATTGATCAAGATGCTGGCGCTATGATTCGTGATGGCATGAAGACACTCAGTAAAACAGGTTGTGCGCTAGAAGTGGATTTTCCTTATGACATCAGCACTTTTACACATAAACCTTCGGACAAAGCTGAAACGGACGCTGCGGGCTTTAAAATAGCATCCTATCATCGCATACTCACACTGAAAAGCCTTAAATCTGCTATCGCTAGTGGTCAACCCGTAGTTTTCGGATTTATGGTGTATGATTCGTTTGAGAGTCAATCCGTTGCTGATACGGGCATCGTTCCTATGATGCCGTTACAGGGTGATAGCTTATTGGGTGGTCACTGTGTCGTAGCAGTAGGCTATGATGATGCAACGCAGCTTGTAAAGGTTCGTAACTCATGGGGAGCTAGTTGGGGCGATCATGGGTATTGCTACATGCCATATGAGCTATTTGATACGTTTGTTGTAACTGATATGTGGGTGGGTAAATATAACGCCCCTAAGACACTCACAGACGTGTCATTTCAGTCAGCGATTGACCATTATGTTTCAGTAGGAACTTTCAATAGTCCAGAATATTGGCTTGAAGCTCCGGCTAGATTTGCAAAAGGACAAATCACTAAACAGGATGCCGATAACTTTATGCTTGCGATTCAGAAGGCTGCTGCGCGAGACATGACTTTAGGGGATCTATAATGGATACTAAAACGTTCATAGCCGAAATTGCACCAATGGCCGTATCTGACATGATGCAATCTAAAGTTTTGGCAAGTATAACAATAGCCCAAGCGATTGAAGAAAGCGCAAGCGGAAACCATGCGCCGGAGAATAACTTTTTTGGGATAAAAAGCGAAGATGGAACCGGGCAACTTCTTTGGACCCAAGAATATCTAAATGGAAAATGGGTTCAGGTTCAAGCGTGGTTTAAAACCTATCCCGATTTATCGGGGTGTATCGCGGATCATAGCGAATTTCTAACTGTAAATGGTCGATATGCTCGTTATGGTTTTTTTACAGCTTGCAGTACGTTGGATTACAAAGCGGCAGCTCAGGCGCTACAGAACGCTGGATATGCTACTAATCCAAGCTATGCAAGTAACTTAATAAATATCATTGAATCTAACCAGCTCTATAAATACGATCAGGAAGCGGTGAACAATTTGCAAGCTATAACCGATTTACAAAAGGCTGTAAAGGATTTGCAGGACCTAACAAGGGGATTAATTAAAACGACTGCCCCTGACTGGTTTGAAGCTGAATTCGGTAAGGGTGCATTAAAAGATATTGTCAACGACCCTACGGGTGATTATAATTTCTGGCGGAATACAGCGTGTATGATTCGGTACTTTGAAAATAAAAGAACGTAGATTATGACTCCCGACGCTAATACAGATCGGGATTTTTTATTTAAAGGAGATGATTATATTGAAGAACGCCTATGAGGTTCGTGGTGATGTAACGGCGATATTTTTGAAAAGCGCAAAATACGGGGACATGGAAACATTAATAGATACGAATGATTTGGAGAAAGCGAAAGGTTTTATCAACAAATGGTATGCGTATTATTCTCCGAACACAAAAAGTTATTATGTCCGCGGGAATTATTCGAAAAATATTGGTAAACAGGAAAAAATAATTTTCTCTAGGTTCTTGATGGATGCTTTAACTCCGTTGCAAGTTGACCATATTAATCGCGATACACTGGACAATAGACGATCTTGTAATTTAAGAGAGGTCACTAGTGCACAAAACAAACAAAACTTAGGAATAACCGCTAGAAATAAAAGCGGAATTCTTGGCGTTTCTTGGTACAGAAATTATAAAAAGTGGGTAGCGCAGATTAACATAAATGGCACAAAAACTTATATTGGTTACTATGAAAATATACTTGATGCTGAAAAGGCGATCAAAAAGGCTAGGGTTAAATATCACCCATTTAGCCAAGACGCACTTTCTAATTTAGCGCAATAAAACAAAAAAAAGTAACAACCCAAGCTCTTGCCTAATCAGCAGGAGCTTTTTTTATTTCTGGACAAAATATACTTTTAACGAATATACTTTTTAAAGAATTTAAGGAGGGCTAAATGAATAAAATTGGATTTGTTTTATGTATTGCTGCATCATTGTTTGTTGGGAGTTGTGCTTCTTCGATCGCAGGCATGCCTATTAGCGCGAAGGTATCAACAAAGACTGCAAATACGGAATCACCTGTAAGCAATCAAAATTTATCCTACGCCTTCACACAAGCCAATGATCATCCAGAGAAAGTATTGGTTGGAGTAATTGGAGAGGCTAAAACAAGCTTAGATATTGCTATCTATAGCTTAACGCATCCCGATATCATTCAAGCTATCTCAGATGCAAAGAAGCGCGGTGTCGTCGTGAGGATCATATCAGATAAGACGGAAGCCAAGAATAAAACTCAGGCAGAAGCACTTAATAATCTAAAATCTGCAGGTATTCCTATCAAAATAAATACTCACTCTGGATTGATGCATTTAAAAGTTACAATAGTTGATAAGAAATTATTTACTTCCGGATCCTTTAACTATTCAAAGGCAGCTGCTACAACTAACGACGAGGTTCTTATCGTGGATCGAGATCCAATAGCTGCAACAAAGTGGGACCAGGAGTTTGTTGCGATGTGGAACGATACTAAAAAGTTTGCAAATTACTGAACAACAGCTCTTACGCTATCTCAGGTGGGAGCTTTTTTTATGCCCAAAATAAAAGAGCCCCGGAGGGCTCGATACTTTACTTTAATCCTATTTGAGTTTTGCTTACTAGCTTTTCGCCCTGAAACATTAAAATACTATTCGCCCCAAGCGAACCTTCACCTTTATAAGAATAAGCCACTATATGAACGTCAGATCCTTCCCCGCCTTCTTTGCCAGACTCAGACATCGTTTCGCCAAGTCCGCCTATTATTGAAGATACGTTTTCATAAGTCATTCCAGTTTTTAATTCATCAAACTCAGCTTTAGTCATAGTTGGTTTATTTTTATTTTTAGCTTCTTCATTTAGCTTTTTTATATCAGCTTCTATCTTTTTGGTATTAGCTTCGATTGCGGCAGTCTTTTTATTAGATTCTTCATGCTTAATATTTAAAGCTTCTTGTTTAGCTAATTGTTCTGGGGTCAAAGGTTCGGAAGGAATGAAAGAACCGATTGTAATCAATAGAATAAACAATGCCCATATAACGCCAAAAGCTTTTGCGACTTTTCCGGTTTTTCCCCAAAGAATAAAAACCACGATGTAAGGGATAAAGATCCAACCCAATACCTTTAGAAATTTCACTCTAATTCCCCGCTTACATTTCCCCATCGGCTGGAGTATTTGCTTTAATTGTGTGAAATCAGCTTAGCAGAAACAGGGTTTTATTTCCATATAAATTTTAATCCCCAGCGCATGAATATACGATCGATGTGGAACAATACGACTATACTCTTTTCGGAGGTGGTCGTGTGGAACTCATTATTGCAATTTTTATCGTTGGCGGTTGGTATGCTTACAAATATTTTCAGAAGTCGAACGAACCTGCTGTACTTGCTAATGTTGAAGTAGAAATTGAAGAAAAGAAGTCATTGAGAAACAAACCCACATCGCTCAAAAACAAAACAACAGATACCTGCAACTTCTGCGAGGGCGAAGATATTTACATCGGAAGCACCAAAGAAAAAATGCCCTGCCCGAAATGCAAGCGTGGCATGAAAATTTCATAAAAATGTTTTTGTCATCCTTCGAATATCACGTGCGTATACTGTTATCATAAGCTCCACTTGAAAGCATTCATGCGGAAGTGGAGCCAAAGGTACCTTAAAATAGAATGTTTACAATAAATGTTTACAAATCCCAAAACTGATCAGCCCTAACGGAAGAGTCCACTTCCCGAAGGGCTTTTAGAATTTTTTGCATTGTCGATCCGCCAGGTACATAATCTTTATCGCTACAAGCGCTCGTGGCAGTTCCCTTTGATACGCCTTTCTTTATCAACCACTCCTGCTTAATTCCTCTGTTATCCAACCATTTTCCTAATTTCGTTCGCGGTTTACCGAGTCCAAACATGATTATTGTCACCATCCTTTAATGATTAACATGGACAAAATCTCAGAAATTTATACTTTTCGGGATAATATTTTAGGAACATTGTACAAACCATAGCCCATATGATAGGAGTATACAAAGGTTTACAGGAGGTATACGGATGAAAACATTAATTGCTTTTCGATTGCGAAAGGATCTAGATGCGGATCTTATTGCCGCGAATGTAGATGGAGTGAAGCTACAGGATATTTGCCGGGACGGTTTACGTCTTATGCTTGGGATTCGTACTAAAAAGCAGGTTGAAGTTAAAGAAAAGCAGATTGTTGTACCGCCAGTCATGGAACAAACAACACGCACGATTCCAAGTAAGCCCGCTGTGTTTAGCCCTAAGAGATAAGGAGGAAACCACATGTCATTCGTAGGTTTTTATAGCACAAAGAACCGCACTCGCTCAGCTGCATTCGCGGTTATTGTTGGTACGATCGTAACAATCAGAATCGTTTTAACAGGGAGGGCATGATGCACCATGAAGACTATGAGCATTCCCGATTTTGTCCGGTACGGCTGGCAAGAGGAAAGTAAGGTCGACGCGTTTATCGCCCATCTTAAAAGACACAAGATCAAATATCGAATAATCGGCACGGCTGTTATTTTGTTCCTCGGGGCTGCAAGTATATCCTTTGCGATGGACCCGTCAGGTTTGGGCATCGATGCTAAAGCTAATTTACTTTATAAAAATAAAGTCCTGCTGATTGGTAAATGGGTAATCATCGTCAAGGGCGCGATAGACACAATCCAAAAATTAGTGGATGGGAACGTTCCAGAAGCCAAAAAGAACTTTCTTGGCTACCTCATGATCTATGCAATACTTCAGGGGTTGCCGTGGGGAATGGATCAAATCGATGAGATTTTCAAGGGGGCTTGATCATGTGGTTAGAACTTGTGCCCCGAATAACAGCAGGTTACGGCAGTATCGATCAGGTCCACAAAACGCCTCATACCGGAATTGATATTGCGATGCCGATTGGTAGTGACATCTACGCTCCAGAGGGTGGGATTATTTCAAGGATTGCGGATTACGGAGATACGAGCTTAGGCAAGGCAGTATTTGTAAAGACGAAAGCCGGGTATCAATACATTTTCGGACATCTATCGGACAGTACCATTGTCCACGAGGGGCAGCGTGTGCATGCCGGAGACTTGATCGCTTTATCCGGCAATACCGGATTCAGCACAGGTCCACACCTGCACTTGGGCATGCTCGATAAGACAGGACACTTCGTTAAACCTACGCATGTCGAGAAAGTTCTCGATCCAGCAAGTTTAGATTCCAATCCTCATCTCGGTATTGGAAGCAAGATCATTGGTAAAGCGTGGCATCATGCACAGGACAGCGCACAGGGACACGCTCGGGCTTTTGCCTACGACTTCATGATGGGTACGGTAGAGGGCATACGCGATTTTATCGTAGATATGTCCTACACCATAGCGCTAATTGGCGGAGGGCTGTGTATTATTATGCATGTTGCGGGATGGGAAAAGGGTAAGCGTTGGGCGAGCATGCTAACAGTGGGTTACGTTTTAATCAAATATTTTATGGGGTGATAACTGTGGACCAACTAACTACAGACCAATTACTAAAACTCGCTTCACTGGCTTTATGTGTGGCGGCGGATAACGAAGGTACGGAACTCGAGCGGAAATCCATGGCAACCGTTGACCGCTTGCTTAGCGAAGTAGTAAAGCGCAATGAGGGACAGAAATCCACGGATCGTGTACAGGGTGTTGGTGGAGTCGGGATACGAATTCGATTTCGTACCTAAGAGGAGGCGTTAAGATGCCGAATAAAAAGTGTTATATCTGCGGTTCCACATCGATGGGGACGCACAAAGAATCTGGTTGGATGTATTGCAAAAAGTGTAATTCCGTTCAACCAGCGCCACTAAAACCGATAAGGAAGTGATTCGTATGATCGTTTCAAGTCTGCTCGGGGCAGCCGCATTATTCTTGAAGTTTGGCCCTTATATCATTGGACTCAAAATCTGTACGTCAGCCGTAGACATAGCGGCTACGTATGCGAAAAACAAAATAACGAAAGGGTGATACGAATGAAATTACAAGGAAAAATTGAAATCAATTTGGAAAGTAAGACTGTTTCAATTTTCTTGGATAACGAAAGCTGGTGCTGCAATCAATACCCACAAGGAGTGTATCGTTTCTTAGAGGATGAGATCAATTATCTCCTAGAAGGAAAGAAGATTTGTTGGGACGGCGGTGCAAAATGAAATGCCAAATGAGATTTTGCAAAGGTACGGCTTTTGTCCATGACACTGGAATGTCTTTGTGGATATGTTTAAAGTGCCAAAAGGAAGTAAAAATAATTCGACAGAATGGGGTTATGGCAGCGATTAGGCACGTAATAAAGGAAGGAGTGAAGGGTGAATGGGATCGATAAAATTCCGTGAAATTATAAGCATCATCCGTCCAGAGTATGTCTTTCTGAAGCTCAAGCCAAATAATTCGATCCGTAACAATAACACGCATAAACTGGCTCGGGCTATTGCGTCGCTTTATAAAAATGCGCTTGAAAACATCAAAAAAGAAGAAGTGAAAGCGGCTAGGGTACTCGGTAAACAGTTTTTTATTCCGACCAAAATATCATTCGAAACTTCGTCAAAAGTTGCTTACTTTATCTACATTGAGAAAAAGAAGGTTGAGTTTTACTTTATCATTCCTCGTAGTCAGCTCAGTGTAATCAAGGAAAAGATTGGAGATGTGTGGACCGGTATCACCGCAGAAGAGGTGGGTAGTCTGCCTGAGTTTGGCAAAGATGCTACGAAGTATCAATTGGCTTATGCCAAAGAAGACGCGCTAAGCCTTGCTGTGGATCGCAGAGACAACAATCTGCTTAGTTCTACGCTTAATGTAATTGACGTTATGGAGGAAGGAGATAAGGCAGGAGTGTTTTACAATTTCATGCCGACATCGCAGTTTACTTGGCGGAGCACGTATAAACACACCATAGAAAAGCTTCGAAATAATACCCCTGTTGATCGAGATAAGACGGGCAGTGTTTATGTTTTTAAAATGGCAGTGTCGTTGCTATCTGGCTTGGTAGATACGGTCACAGGTGTATTTTCGGACAACAAGAAGGCTGGACATATAAACCCGCTAGAGACGATACTAGAGCACCTAAATGGTGGGAATAAGATCAGCGAAAGCACACAGCATAAAGCAGGGGCGTCCATACTCAATACACAGATTGTGGTCATGAGCCAGAGCGAGGATGTGTTAAGACAGCGAAACACTGGTCGGAGTTTGGCACAGAGCTTTGACACCGTTTCTGAGGATAACGCGCTTAGTTTCCGCTCGTATAAGAAGGATTTCAAGTATACAGATTATTCTTTGCGCGGGGCAGCCGTTAACAAAATGGGCGATGAGGAATGTCAGAGCTTCATAGTGTTGGCTGGGCGCGAATTGCTGGAGCGTTATAACTTTATTGATAAGGTGGAAACTCAGGAAACTGAGGTACCAGAGGATTTGCAGGAAGGTGTTATGTGCGTTGGGGTAAATCGTTTCAGAGGCAACGATCAACCTGCTTACCTCAGTAATGACAAGGAATACAAGAATCTTACACTGGTTCTAATCGGTCCGACACGAGCAGGTAAGTCAACGTTGATCGGAAATCTAAGTCGAGATGCAATCCAAGCTGGAGAATGCGTTATTATTTTCGACTATATTAGAAACTGTGAGTTAAGTTCTGAGATAGCTGCATTGTTTCCGAAAGAGAAAACACTCACCATTGATTGCAGCAATCCAAAAACGATTCAAGGACTCGGGTATAACGAAGTAGGCTTTAGCACAGAAACGTTTACGCAATACGATAACGCCAAGAAGCAAACAACTCAACTTCTGACACTCGTAAACTCTGTTAATTCCGGTGATACGTGCCTTAGCGCCAAGATGGAGCGGTATCTCACAAGTGCTAGTCTAGTTGTATTTATTACTGGGGGTAGCATTAGGGACGTATTCGGTATACTACAGGATCACAAAGCGCGTCACCATTTTTTAGACATGGTCCCAGAATGCCAAGAAGAGAATCTAACAGAGTATATCAATAGTCTTTGCGAGTTGGATGAATACAAAGATACAAAGATCAAAGAGGGCGGTACAACACGGACTGTATCGGTGTTGTGCGGCACAAAGGACCATCTAATCGCAGGTATTATCGATCGTTTAAATAAACTAAAAGCAAATACCTACATGGAGGCCATGCTGAAAAAATCTACAGAGAACAACATCGATTTAACGAAGGAATTGCAAAAGAACCAGTTGATCTGCATCAGCATGCCCGAGTCCATGTTTGCCACGGACGAAGAACGCGATATTTATACGACGTACTGGATAACTAAATTATGGCTGGCTCTACAAATCAGAAGCGTCCATATTCCAGATCGCAATAAGCTGACCAAGGTTAACATTGTAGTGGATGAGTTATACCAGGTAAGTAACACCCAGAAGTTTCTTTCCGATAAGCTTAGTCGATTTGCTAAGTTCGGGGCTAAGCCGATTATTAGTTGCCATTATATTAACCAGATATCATATATTCGAACAGAGCTCAGAAGTGCCAATGCCTCATATATGCTTATCAGCGGTTGTGATAAAAAAAATTATGAGGAACTGAAAGATGAGTTGTATCCGTTCGAAATGGATGATCTGCTTAAGCTGCCAGAGCACAACAGCCTGAACTTGATTAAAAACAAAGGGGGTTACGCGAGGTTTATTACAAAGCTGCCCAAACCTATCTGACCCGAGAGGGTCCTTTTTTCTGAGAAAATTTTAATCTGTTTCGACAAAATACTTGCACTTTTCGACAAAAGTAATTAGAATAATCTGCTACGATAGTTCTTCAAACATATGTACAAGTTGTTACAGAAGATGTATGATTTTCCTTACAAAAACAGCTTGTCATTGCCGAGAGGAAGCATTGTTCTATGTATATAAATTCCTAAAAGTTAATCTGTACTTAAGTTTTCCGTGAGGGGAGCCGTTAAGCTCTACCGTCTGCTATTTTCTTTTCTTGAGCTGACTTTCATCCCAAAAAATCAAATCTTCCATTCCGCAGTTAAAAAATATCGCCGTATTTTTAAATTGAATCAACGAAAAGTTCGCTTGATTATTAGCGACTTGAGAAACAAAAGATTCGCTCATTCCCAAGAATACAGCCAAATCGACTTGTTTACTTTTTGTACGTGCGAAATGCTCATGCAGACGACTTCTCCCATACGGAGGAGTCATAAACACCCCTTTCTTACTTATCGTGTTGTGTCGAAAAGTGTTCGTAGATTGTTCGTATTTTTTATGCTATCATGGAAACAAATCCCTCTCAGGAAAAATACATCAAGGGTGGTGGCGGTTATTAATCTCGAAATAAGTCATGAAAAACCAGAAGTGAACTTAGAGCAATACTTACTTCGATTCAAAAAGATGGGCATTGATACAACGGATGTTGAGTCTCGTCTTAATGGATTTATTTATTCCAACGTTTCAACGCCACTTCCAACAGTTGAATAACATCATCCGCTTCTTCTTTTGATAGCGTATGTCCTTTATAAACCAATTTATAATTATTCAGCTTTTCAATTGGTATTTCAGCTAACTCCGATTCCTCATGTGGATCGGAGTTTTTATTGTTTCTATTGCCGCTTGCTTGATAAAGGTTGATGTCAGTTGCGCCAATTAAGTAATCGACTGTAGTTTGCAATAAGTCAGCAAGCTTTGCGGCTATTTCTGTAGTTAAGCGTCGTTCCCCTTTTTCAATATCATAATAGTACTGAGGTGTTATATCTAGCCTTTGTGCGACCTTGATACCACTCAACTTCTTTTCCTTCCTTAGTTTCCTTATTCTGCTTTCTTTTTCTTCCATCAATATTCACCTCCCATAATAAGCATTATGCTGTGTAAATTTTATCATTGTTCGAAACATAAAACAATAAGCAAAATGCTTAAAAACTAAGATAGGACAAGCATAGTGCTTATTTTATTGGTAAATTGAACCAATATGAAGCATTATGCTTATTTTTGCGCTTTGTATATTATCAGCAAAATGCTTATATTTTATACATGGGAGGTGAGAAAATAAATGAACTTCACCGAATCAGTAAAAGCAGCAATGGAGATACACGGTATAACAAAGAAAGATTTAGCTAGAGAAACAAAGTATAGCTATCAATACATTTATGATTTGCTGGCAGGCGAAAGAAGATGGAACGAAGACTCGATCAACAAGGTTTGCGGGGCTCTTGGAATAAAGATTGAGATTACTTGTGAGAACGAGGTGGCAAATGAATCAACTAGCATTATCGACTGACCTCACGGTCATAACAGCAGAAATAAACTCATTCAAGCAAGTAGCTGGACAGGCGGTATTCGAGATTGGCAAGCGGCTGAAGCATGTCAAGGAAAATGATTTAGTGCATGGGCAGTGGTTTCCGTTTTTAGAAACAATTGATATTCCGTCTAGAACGGCCCAAGCAATGATGCAAGCATTTGAACGTTTTGGAAATACGCAGTCAACTGCGCTTTTGCCAACGGGTAAGATTTTCGAAATGCTTTCCTTACCATCGTCAATTGATACGGAAAAATTTATAGAATCACCTCATGTAATTCCTTCGACAGGTGAAGAAAAAACGGTAAACGACATGACCCAGATTCAACTTAGGGAAGTCACCAAACAACTCAAGCAATCCGAACTAGCCAAGCAACAAGCCGTTGCCGAACACACCCAGCAGCAAGCTTCCCTCCTTGCTCAAATCGAACAATTAAAGCTTGTGAAAGATTCCCCCGAAACACTAAAGCGCATTGCTGAACTGGAAGCTAAGGCGGATAGAGAGTATCAACTCGCTATGGATAACATCCAACTCAAGGTTCAAATGAATGGCATGGAACGTGATTTTGCCGAGTTTGTCACCAAGAAAGACAAAGAAACGCAAGCTTATGCCGATTTACGCAAATCTCTACGATCCATCATTAACATTGTCACGATGGAACATAGCAATGCCAAGCAGCAGTATCGGCTAATAGCGGGTCACAAGGAAGCCAATGAGGCGGTACAGGACTTTATCAAGCGGTTTGATCCATTGGTTCAGGAATTGTTTAAAACGTGGCGAGGCGTCACAACATTTACGGAGGAGGTGATAGTAGATGTCGGACAAACAGGAGCAACAAATAGCGGAGTTATTGAAATCGCTGGCGGAGAGGGATAGAACAATCTCAGTTTTGAACAGTTTGATTACATTTAAAGCACCAGAACGAAAAGCGGTCAAAGCTTATGTGTCAACTCGCTTAATCGAGATTCTTGGCGGGAAATCACCTTTGTATAAAGCAAAACTAGGCACAGTTAGGTCGGCACTTTGGAAGGATTATTGGAAGGAATTTAATGTGAAATCTTATCTTGATACACCCAAAAATTATTACGAAGTTGTTTTCGTATGGATTGATGAATGGGAACCGTATTGGGTAAAAAGCATGAAAAAAGGCTCGATAGCTGCTCTAACAGCTTCGAACCCAGAGTAAATAATTCACCGTCATCTTAACTCATTTTAAGAAAAGGAGCAACCCCATGGAATCCTTAGAAGATCTGCAAGAACAAATAAAGGCGCTTCAATTGGAAAATGCCAATTTGAGCCTTAGAAAAGAAGCCCCGAGCATGTTGCCCATCTACATGCGTGTTACAGAATTATGCTTTGCTCATACTCATCGGAAGCTTTCAATTGATGAAAAAAAGGAAATGAACGAAAGTTTGGTAGCATACGCGAATCATCTCAATCGCACATCCGAACGAGAGAAGTATAGGAACGATCTTTTGGATATTCAAACGCTATCTATTGCGGCTCATATCGTTGGAGACTTTGGGTATCTGCATGAAATTTGTGCAAGGGAAGAGGAACTAAAGCGGAATTATAAGGAGGGATAGCCTATGTTGGATTTTCTAACCCACCCAGATAAAATCTCTACTGCATTGGAATGGCAATGGGCATTCAAATTTCCCATCTTATTTACAATTATAAAACTTGGCACACCTACCGCTTGGGCAATTATCATCTTTACCGGCTTTCGAATAACGCGAAAAGTTTTCCAAAAATGAAGGGAGCAAGCCCGTGATCGAACAACAGATTCGAAAAATCGTCCAAGAAGAACTCACCATGCTGCTATCCATAGGATTCGTTGGAGTAGTGCCAAAAGCGCAGGTATCAGTTACCGAAGTAGTAGTTACAAGCGGAGATGTACACGTTGATATTTCAGCAATGCTTCACGAAATCGGTGTACCTGCTCACATTAAAGGCTACCAGTTTTTGCGCGAAGCCATCACGATGGTTTACCACAATTCGGATCTGCTCAGCAAAATCACTAAAGTCATTTATCCTACCATTGCCGACCAATATAAGACTACTCCAAGCCGTGTAGAACGTGCCATTCGTCATGCAATTGAAGTCACTTGGTCACATAGTAACATTGACACCATATCGCGCTTGTTCGGCTATAGCGTCAATATCAACAAGCCTAAGCCTACAAATGGGCAGTTTATTGCAATGGTGGCGGATAAGTTGCAAATCGATGCAAGATAACACCCCCTGCTACATCGTTGCTGCAATCCTTTTCCTCTTCGTAATCGTTGGATTTATCTGGAGTAAGTGTGGTGATGAAAAATGAGTTGGTTAATTTTAAGTGGTTTCGCACTTTATCTATTGTTTATCTTTATTGTTGCTGGTTGCATCGGTTACGCCAATAAAAATGATTGAATGGGCAGCACTCATTACAACCTTTGTGCTCTACGGATTATTCAAATGGATTTTTAGGAGGAGCGGATATGAACGCGACAACAATTGAACGCCTACAATGTCCCTTAACAGATGAAGAGTTAGACAAGCTCGGAACATGCTTCACATATTTCAAATATTACGAGCAGGGATTCACCTTTGAAAACTTTATAAAGAGAGTGAGGAATGGAACTTGGGCGCTAATGTTCGCAGCATCAAAGTAAGGCGTAATGAAATATGGCTAGTTAACTTAGGTACTGGTGGCGGATCGGAGCAAGCGGGCACGCGTCCAGTCCTCATTATTTAAAACAATACAGGTAATCATTTTTCACCCACGGTTATTGTTGCTTCCATTTCATCGACTGACAGCAAAACTAAGCGGTTACCAACACATGTATTTTTGGAGGCGGGTTTAGCGGACCTCAAAAGTGATTCAGTCATCATGCTGGAGCAGATTCGAACCGTCGATAAAGCGAAGTTTATTAAAAAGATGGGCGTATTATCAAAACTGGATGCAAGCGAAGCGGACAAGGCACTAAGTATATCTTTGGCTTTGAATGGGTTGTGAATTCTAATGGACAGATTTAGCGAACTCCCGCCCAAGCACCGCAAGCCCTCAGAGGACGAGCATGACGAGTACAGCGATATTGCTAGGGAAGAACAGGCGGAGTTACAAGAGATTAAAGAGTTGGCAGAACGAGCGCAACAGCGTAGAAGCCCCATAGGATTTGTGGTTGGGGATTAAACAACTCCATCCCATAACCACATTTACCCCAGAAGTACCTTTAACGTCTGGTGGCATATTCACTGCTGCCCAAAATCAGAAAAATGGAGGAAAAATCAAATGGCATTCTTTAAATCAAACAATAAATTATCTAAATCCGCAAAGCTAGCAATCACGGTGTCCAAACGTTTCGCAAATCCCAAGCAAGAACTAGCCATTCAAACAACTGCAGGTGTTATCCGCGAGGCTGTAGCAGGCAAGGGAGGGTTCAATCGAAAAGCCAAGTTTGTGGCGAAGCGAATCAAGAAAGTCCCGTACAACAAGCAGGCATGGGGTACGTTGGGCTTTCAAGGTTTTCACACTCCAAAGGAACGGCGCGAGCAAAGCACCAAGGTAACCAAGCAGGTTATGAAGGCAGAAGCCTACACTTCCAAAATCAACTCTAAAAAGTGGAGAAAGGCAGCTGGTGATAGATGATCATTAAATTCCTTGAAATCACCTTTCACAATTTTAAAGCAATCCGTGATCTTAATATCCTTTATACCGATGTGCTGAAGCTTTCCGGTCAGAATGGTGAGAGCAAAACAACGATTGGCGAAGGTCCTAACTGGGCATTGTACGGTGTTGATCTAATGGACAGCAGCAAGTACGATCCAACGCCAACCAATTATGAATTCGATACAGTTTCCGTAGCCTTGCTGCTTTCAAAAGACGGTTCTGAGTATTTGCTCAAGCGTGAAATTGCTTATGGCAAGAACGTATTTTATAAAAACGATGTACCTGTCACAGCTACAGAATACAAAGCTTTTGTAAGCAGCTTGTTTGAAAAGGAAATGTTCCTTTCCCTTTATAACCCGTCTTTCTTCTTTGTTCAAAAGTGGGAGGATCAACGGAAACAGATTATGAAATATGTCTCAGCCCCATTGAATGCAGATATATTCCTTGCTATGTCTGGTGGAAAAGAACTTAATCCTCACGCTAAGCGACTGGAAACGGAACTTAAAAAGGAAACCATCCCTAATCTGCAGGCTAAGCACACCAAGAATAAAAACGATAAGGACAAGCTTTACACACAGGCACAGGGTAGCGTTAAAACCATCCAAGATCAGATCAAGGCGTTTAAGGATGTGCCGGATGTGGACATCGTAAAGCTTGATGCGGACTCATTACAGTTGCTTTTACAAATTCAAGAAATCGAAGCGGTCACAAGTAAGGCCGATGAAACAAATTCAGAATTCATTACAACTGAGTCAAACCTAAATAGTTTGATCAGACGTGTTGATGAAGCCAAAGAACGTTATATGGTGGTTCATCGGGAGATTGTTCAAGATAATTGTCGTGCCTGCAAACAACCATTAGATGAAGCTTCGATCGCAGCTGTAATGGCAACAAGAAAGGTACAGTTGGAATCACTAAAACTGGATCATAAAGTTTTGTGTGATAAACGCGATGCTGAAAAAATCAAATTTTCATTGCTGGTAAAAGTAGACACAAACGATCAATTTGAGCAAATCAGAGCGCTTGAAGCTAAACGGAATGCAATTGCTGAATTGGTTAGGCAGCAAAAGCAAAAGGATGCTTTAACTGGACAACTGGAAGCGGCCAAGAAGCTCGAAGCTGAGCACCTTGCATCTAATAAGGATTCTATCTTCGTCCTAGATGCAATCAAGAATTTTAACGCGACAGAAGCTAGTTTGCAAGTTTCAAAGGTTGAAGCGCTATTTACCAGGCTAAAGGTTAGGCTTTTCAACTACATTGAATCGACACAGGAGTACAAGCCATTCTTCATGATTCAGATGGACGGTAAGGATTATTCAGCCCTATCACAGGGTGAGAAGATCACAGCAGGCTTAGAGCTTCATGAGGTCTTACACAAGCAATCAGAGCTAGTTGTACCTTGCTTTATCGATGCAAGCGAGTCCTACACTGGCGAAATTAAGGTGTATGGTCAAGCGATTATCAGCACGGTTGTAAAGGGTCAGAAATTACAAATTAACGGAATTGAGGTATCGGCATGAAATTAACCCAAGTGCAATTAAATGAGCTTTTCAAAGAGGGTAAGGTTGATGGTTTGAATTTAGCAATTGCCAAGCAAGGCGACTGGACACAGGAAGGCAGATGGCAGAAAGCTGAGATCATATTCACTGATGGCGATAAGAGTTTCAAGGCTGTTGTTACTCGCTCCGCTACGCCTAAAGAAGATTGGCTGCTTGAAGATTACGGCGATGCCAAGATCGAGGAAGTCCGCAAGATGAAGAAAACTATAGATTTTTGGGAGGTAGTTGTCGTTGGCTAATCAATTAGTAGAATACAAAAAGTTTACATTTGGTGATTTGGACGAAACGATGATCCAAACGATTCACGAAACCATTGCTAAAGATTGCACCGAGCCACAGTTCAGATTGTTTATGACTATTTCAAAATCACTTGGAGCTAATCCGCTGCTTAATGAAATTTATCCAACGGTGTACCAAGGCAAGCTAACCCCTCAATTCGGTATCGGCTTCCATGTAAAACAAGCCCGCAAACATAGCGATTATAAAGGCTACGATGCTCAAATGGTTCATGAACACGATGTGTTCAGCATGCACCAAGAGCGAGCTGAGGACGGCAGATATTACGCTGTTATCGATGAGCACAGCTGGACATTCCCAAGGGGCAAGGTAATAGGTGGTTATGCAATTGCTTATCGGGACGGATTTTCTCCTTTTACCGTTGTTATGGGAATTGAAGAAGTAGAGCATTTGCAGAATTCTCAAATCGGCATGCAAAAAACAATGTGGAAAAACAACTTGCCGGATATGTTCAAAAAGCATATGGCTAAGCGGGCACTGAATGCTGCTTTCGGATTGGGATTTGAAGATGATGAAACTTCGTCTTCTGATTCGAACAATGCCCCTTATGAACGGAAAGAGATTAATCCAGACGTAGAGGTTATTCCAGAGAACCCAGCATCAACTTCGAAAAAGAAGACTGAGGCTAAAAATGTAATCGATGTTGAAACAACTCCCGTTGATGAAGTAGCAGAGCGCAAAGCGATCAATGCCTCCATTAAAGCCAAGCTTAAAGAACTAGGAATCGTTGCGGATGATGCTATCGGGGCATATATGACAGCAAATATGACGGTAGCTGGAGATAAGCCAACTTTAGAAGAGCGCAAAGTATTGTTGACCTTCATCGAAAAAGAAATCGCCAACAAGGGCGATGATCTACCGGATTGATATGAAAAATGAATATGAAATCCGTGGGGATGTTACGGCAATATTCGTTAAAACACGCAAGCGCGGAATTATTGAATTTTTAATAGACACAAACGATTTGGAATTGGTTAGTAATGCTATACCTGGCGTTTGGTTTGCCGGGAGGCAGGTCACACGACACATTCAAATTATGGGATTAAAAAATGTAAAAGAAAAAGAAGTTGTTTCGTTGACTCGCTTGTTAATGGGCTTTCCTGAAAGTCTTGATGTGGATCATATCAATGGAAATTCCTTAGATAACAGACGGTCGATCAACTTAAGGTCTGTAACCCACTTGGAAAATACTCAAAACAGGCCATTCTTAAACAAAAATAACAAAAGTGGTTATCGTGGTGTTTCTCGCAGAAGCGATGGTAAAAAATGGTCTGCAACAATCGGAGTCAAAGGCAAGACCGAATTTTTAGGATATTACGATGATGTACACGAAGCCGGCAGAGTTGTGAGTGAGGCAAGGATTAAAAACGGTTTTAAAAATAATTCAGTTGGGTGATTAAAATGTTCATAAAAATTATTGCGGGAGGATCGGGCGGCAATGTAATAGCCGTTCGGTCCAATGACACCATTATCCTTGTCGAGTGTGGGCTGCCTAAAACGAAAATCGAAAGCCTGCTAATTCAGAATGGATTCGATCCAACAGAGATACAAGCTATTTTCATTACACATCCCCATATGGACCATGTGCAAGGTATAGGGATTGCTAATAAATATCGAATACCTGTCTACGCTTCTGAGGGAACTTGGAAAAACGAGAAGTACATGAAAACTGTGAATGAGGATTTAGCTTTTGTGATGTTGCCGGACGATCCAGTTAATATCGAATGCGAGTTTGTTGTCAAAGCTTTTAAAACGCATCATAACGACTTTGATCCATTCGGCTTCACCATTCATAGCGAGGACGGATTTGGAGATAAGTTATCCATCTGCTTGGACACTGGCATTGTGGATCAAACGATGATTGAAGCTATGGCAGGATCGGGCACCTACATTATTGAGGCTAATCACGACTTGGACCTGCTCATCAATGGAGATTATCACGATCAGTTAAAAGCTCGGATATGTTCGGACTTGGGGCATTTAAGCAATGAGCAGACAGCCGAAGCGCTTGCTAGTCTAGTTGTTGGTAAGGGTGAACGGATTATATTGACCCATTTATCAAAGCAAAATAACACGCCTGAGCTTGCTGAAAAGGCTATCGAAGAAGCGTTGGATGCTAAAGGATTTGAACGGATTTTAGATTATACCTTGGAGGTAGTGAGATGAAATTATCAATAGAAGACATGGCGAACTTTAGAAATTTTGCAAATGGCGGACACGGTATACCAGCTGCAAAAAGAGTGTTGCGTCACATCGAAGTGCTTGATCAGGAACTTATCCGATCCAACCAATCCAACCTCATGCACCAGGAGAAC